TCCGAATTTGTGTGTCCATATAATGTAAGCAAATCAGCACAACTATTTTTATCCATTAATTCTACATAATCAGTTGCTTCACTTTTACTTATCTTGTAATGTTCTGCAACTTGTGAAATTAATTGTTTGTCGAACTTATCTTCCTTCTTTCCTTTTACGTACTTAGCGAAGGTTTTATTTGTTGGTAAAAAACCATGATATAAACGATAAGTTTCTCTAGGAGATAATACTCCTATTGTATACTTTTGTAACTCATTGATTAAATCAATTAATTCCATTCTCATAGAAAGCCAACGATTAACTATGTACGGTGCAAATCGTTTTTGGTCTGTTTCTGTATAAGAATGCCATTCTTTCTTTTGGTGTGTTATGCCATTAATAAAATCAAATATAGTTGCGCCTTGTTTCTTTGCCATTATAATTTATATTTCTTTCTCCATACTTCTTCAAACTTAGATCCTACTCCTAATTCCAATATTATTGCTTTTTCTGGTACGCCTGGCATCTTATTTTCATTAACAACATCAACGTTTTTGTTTTTAAAAACCTTTATTTTAGTTTTTGCGTTTGATCTGTTAGATGTTTTAAATACCAATACAACTGGTGCTTTTATATACGGTGATCCCATTATTTTGCATTTGGTATTACTGGCTGAAATTCTTCTGGTATCGCACCGCAATCATCGCACCTAAATGTAGGAACTGGAACTACTGTATCTTTATCTTGTCCGGTTAAAAATTTAGATACTTTATTAATAGCCATTACTTGTCTGAAATAAATTCCATTACATTCTTCACATACTATTGGTTTTAAGTCTGATGGGTTGACGTTTTGTTTTAAATTATTCATATTCTTCCTTTTATAATTCGTTTAATAATTTTACAAACATTGCCATTATATTTATTTCTTTATCTACAACGTGTGAATCTGTATATTGTGATTCTGCAATAATTAATATTACTGATGCTATTTTGCCTGTTCCAAATTCATCTAAATTGTCATATAAAAATGTATATAATGGTGTAAAGTCTTTTACTTTACTGTCTGCAATAATTTGTCTTATATTTCTAAAAGCTTCTTTCTTAGCTTTTGTTTTCTTTAATATCTCTAATACTTCTGTCATATAATTAGATTGTACAACACTTTGTTTGTCTAAAACTAATTTTCCTTTTACTACATGGCTTTGTGCACTATTAATTGCTCTCCTTATATCTGGATAACTAGAATTAATAATTGCTACAATATCATTAACATCATATTCAATTTCTTTTTCAGTTAACACTTCTACTAACCTTTGAGCTACTACAGATTTATCAGGTGGTGTTATTCCAAATGTTTGGCACCTACTTTGTATTGGGTCTATAATTTTTTCTACATAATTACATGTTAATATAAACCTAGTTGTCCTACTATATGTTTCCATTAAATTACGTAATGCTGCTTGAGCATTTGGCGTTAAATAATCTGCTTCATCTAATATTACTATCTTCCACCTTTTAAATCCTACAGTACTAGCGTATCTTTTAATTTTATCTCTAACCGCATCAACTGAATTTTCGTCAGATGCATTAATATACATTAAATCTGCATCTACTGAATTAGCAATTATTTTTGCTAATGTAGTTTTACCTGTGCCGGCAGTGCCATAGAATAATAAATGTGGGATATCTCCATTTTCAATGAATATTTTTACTTTTTGTATAACATGTTCATTTCCAATATATCCTTCCAATGTTCCGGGTCTAAATGATTCGACCCACAATGTATTTTCTGTTATTCCGTACATATTAATTTTGTAATTGAACTAACCAATAATTTGAATCAAAATCAGCTCCAGTAAAATCTATTCTTGCTAATCCATCTGGAGAAATGTGCATTTCACCAACATCTCCTTTATTTGCAGTTAATACCTCTTTTAATTTGTCTGCTGAGAAACATATTGGTTCCATTGGTTCTGACCCGCCATCTAAATCAAATGTTACGTTGTCTGCATTAATAGTTGTATAATTAATAATAAATTTAATTTTGCCATTTTGTACTTGTACTGCAAAATTCTTTGCATCAGGTAATGCATTTTTAGCTTTAATAAACTTATCTATAAAATCATCATCGATATCGATAGTAACTATATATTCAGGTTCTGCATTAATACTTGGTACTGCTGGAATAACGGTTGTATCTGCTAACATAAATGTCATTGTAGTACTTCCTTCTTGAATTTTCATTGCATAATTCTTTCCTGCAGTTTCTTGAACTTCAATGTCAATATCTTCCCCTACAGCTGATAACATTCTTGTTAATGCTCCTGTATGATTAATTCCTAATTCTCCTTCCATAAATGGATTTGTTTTCCATTTGATTTTTCCTACTACTGTTTGATCTGCGTCAATTAATTCGCAATTAACTGATTGTCCATTTGATTTTACAGTTACTGCCTCGCAATTCCCTGCTAGGTAATATCTGTTGATAAATGATTGTAATTTACTTTTTTCCATGTTTTTGTCTTTTTAAAATTTAAAAAATTCGTTAAATTTGATTGCATCGGTAGTTGATATGCTGTCACCACCGAATTTCTTATATGTCTTTTTATATGTTGCATAAACTCGTAGTGCTTTATCTGGATCTGCGAACATTTCGTGTAATGATGAAATAACATCAAATAAATCCTTTGGTATTGCTGTTTCTAAAAGCTCTACGTGATTATTTACTAATTTACTAACATCTTTTGCCATTTCAGCGTAAAGATGTGTATTATGAATAACCATTCTTGGCATTCCTTCTTGGCTGTACCTATCTAATCCTGTCGTAGTTTTTCCTCCGAGATAATCATAAGTAAAATCTTGGCAAGCTGGACAACCTAAAGAACAAGGGACGTGTTTAGTAGTATCAATAGCCACATTTTTATTCGTCCTTTTTGCATGAGATTTTCTCCTATATTCATTATTTTTTGGAAAATATAATTCTGTAAATGTTTGTGTTTTATAATTACTCGAATGTAAATATGTACCAAATACTGGATATTGTCCTGGAGATGATGAATCTGTGGAAAATAATATTCTATCGTCAGTTAGTTCATTCATCAATTTTTGTAATGTTGCTAATATAAAGAAATCAGATATTTTTGATATTCCTAACAAATGTATATATTGTACATGTTCTTTTTCGAATTCTCTATTATGTAACATTAATGCAATTACATACATGAAATCTACTAATTTCTTAGGACCACCTATACACCAGCCATTAAAATCAAAATCTTTAAATTTATGATACCAATCCGAATATTCTTCATTATATGTACCTTGTATAACATTTAAAAATTTTGTCTTACCTGATTGTTTTGATTCAAAATATTTGAAATTGTCAAAGCTGATATCCATTGACTCTGCAAATCGATTTTCATACTTTGCCCTTGGTGGTATATCTAAATTTGCAGCAACATCTGAATTGTGTTCTAGCCATTCGAATATCCTTTGTCGTATTGTCTTATCCCATTTTAATGCACCGGTTGCTATTTGGAATCCTCCCGAATCGCCAAATACTAATACACCATCGTCTAGTCCTAACTGATCTCGGAAATCCATTTTTTTGAAATGGTGTCCTGCTGTGATTAAAAAATATGGATGTCTCCATTGTTCAGGATACTCTTTTGAAAAGAATCTACACGTAGTTCCATCTTCAAATTTTGTATTCTTTTTGAATGCAGATACCATACTACCGGCAGATAGTGATGGATAATATATAAAATTCTTATCCATATTAATCTACTATCTCCCATGGTTTATCACCTAACTTTTGCAAGTTTCCTAACACAAATGTTACAATTTCTGCTAGTTGATGATCTAATACTCCTTTGTCACTCAATTGTTCTGCTAATGCAGAAAATGGTGTTTCAATTGTATTTCGTATTTCTTCAATACCTTTCTTGTCAATTTTCATTTTGTTCCTCTTTTTTATTTAATAAATGTTTACAATATTCAGCTTCGTGCCAAACATTAATTTCTTGTTCAATTCCATTTGCTACTATATATCCCTCCATTTGTCTGCCCAAATCTGCTAGATGTGCAATATTATAATTTGGTTGGCTTTGTTGCATTACTTCATGTAATCTAATTACTGCCGAATTAACATTGAATGCAGTATATAATCTATTTGGTGGTATAAATTCCGGAAATGACCTAAAATTTGGAAATACAATATCACACCCAAATGTAGTTGATTCTAATACTGTCCATGATACATAATCTTGCAATGCACAATTAAATTGTATTTTTGCTTCTGCTAATTCTTTATAATATTCTTGTTTTGTTAGATTATTTAACAATTTAAATCTTGGTTGTCTATCTGCTAATTCATATAGTGCATCTATTACACCAGGCAACATTGACTTAAATTCTTTGCCAGATGTTGTTACGTGCCACTCTGCCCCATTAAATTCATTTAAATATTTTTCTGCTACTTCCATCATAAAAAATGGATTCTTTTCTTTATCTAATCTACTAGAATAAACAATATTTTGCTTTTTTCGTTTATATTTATCATACCCTGGATATTTAGCTTGAGCCAACTCTAAATGTAATGGTAGCGAAACAACATGTATTGGTGCTTCAAATCCTGCCTGTCTTAATTGGTCTTTATGAATTGTACTTCCTACAAATATCCCTGTCATTCTTTTATCTAAACCTAATTCAAACCCTCGCATCCAATTTCTCATTGGATATGTAAAATCATATTCATCTACACTTTGTGCGTGAAGCATTGCATATATCTCTACCTCTATACCATATAGGTCTAATGCATATAATATAGATTCAATTCCTGGATGCCAGTAGTCTTGAAGAAATATAACATCTCCATTATTAACTTGATCATTATTTAACATATCAAGAAAATTACTACATTGACTCATAGCAAATTTACCTCTACCTACTGCATCTAAAACTGCTCCAACTTTTATTTGCTGATCAGGATCAAATTCTCCTTCTACGTCAATAAACTCAACTTTATCAGAATATGGCTCAAACGTTGCTGGCATCCATTCTTTAGATAACTGATATGTATATCTTGCCTTTAAAGGCTCTAATCCGAAATAAAATACTTTTTTCATTTTTCTATTATTGCTCCGTTTTCCCAATCTTCCCAGACTTCTACTTTATATAAATTTTCATTATTTTCTAACATCCATTCTCCAATATCCTCACAACTCATTCTTCCAAATTCTAATATATTACCACCAAAATTTGTTCTTAGTTGCTTTTTTAGTCTTCTTTGCATTAATATAAATTCTTCATCTCTATCTGAATGTGTTACTTTTGCA